CAGCTTGACAATTGTCAAGCCGACACGCCGTATGCCTAGTGTGATTTAGCTCTCATTCTCTAGGCTGTCCTCGTAGTCTAGTAGCCCCTGATGATACATAACGGGATCGCAATTAAAAAGAATTTCGGAGGCGGTAAAAGTAGCGTAGCCGATTTTTACATCGGGATAACATTCATCTAGCATCGCATCGTATCCTTCTTTTATTTCTATTTCTTTTTCTAATTGTGATTTCATTACATGTTCTCCTTAAAGTCTGCAATCATCCATCTAATTAGATGAAAGGTCGGAAGAATAATAGCTGCTTGTACTAGTGTTGTTATTAGTCTATTCATTGTTTATCCCAATCGGTAAAAGTATTAGCATGATCATAGCATATCTTCTCGGTAGGTACGCCTAATAGAAACGCATCGACACCACTATAAACTAACTCGGTAGAGGTGCATTGGTCAACGATACATGTTTGCATATTATTCTTTCCAATCTAGTGTGAGAGATAATTCTTCGATCTCTTGATCGGAGAGGTGGTCAATAGAGATTGCCTTAGAAAATCCAAATACATCTTCATCTTCATCGCCTAGTGCCTTATTATATTCTTCTTCTTCATCTAGGTGCACATACTGATCTTGCACATCTGCCTGAATAGTATCCCATTTGCTCATCATGTGTGTTCTTCTTTCGTTAGTTGTTATTGTTAAAATTATATACGCTAGGTCTGACATTTGCAAGCGGATCGCTCAAAATTTCAGGGAGTTTTATTTAGTTGTCCTTAATGTCATTTTGGCCCACGCCCTCGGCTGACCAGTCATGACCAATCATGACTGACCATGACCGCTAGAAGCAATCTAGGCACATGGCCGAAATAAACTCGGCCTCATCTTCGGGCATTTCCATAATGAAATCATCACAACCCGCACACATGATTTTTTTCATATTTGTATCCCATCTTCTTGGATCTCGAAATAATAGGGAGATTCATCCCAATTTAGGCCGTCGGCCTTAGCCATGGCCTCACGCATTTTAGAGGCCTCAATTCGGGCAGATTCGAGAGAGTCGGCCTCATGTATAGAGATTTCTTTTACTATTGTGTAAGTATATTTTTTCATTTAGTTATCCTTTCGAGATACTTTCTTTTTTCTTGATATTTATATCATATCAGGGGGGTCTGACATTTTGAGGTAGACAATTCGGACATGTCGGACAAATTAAAAAAATACTTTGTGAAGTGCATCACATTGACCAGTCATCTGGGCGGACTATCTGGACAAAACGGACATTCGATATGTGTGGATCATACAAGATAAAATCCTATTAACATTTTATGAAATATGAAATACTAGTCAACTAAAATTATAATGTATAATTAAAATATGAAAAAAATAACATTAGTTGGGGATTGCCATTCATTCAATATTGGTTTAGCTCACGATGAATTAGGAATGAATTTTATACCTTTTACAGTTTGGGGAAAAGGTGGCTATAAAGCTTGGCAATTTTATCCACAGCAATTATTTGAAACAGGCTTGGTCTCTGATTCAGGTGTTAGTTTTTCTGAAATAGTTGATGAGGGTGTTGTTTTTATTTGGCTTGGATACAATGATATTAAAACAGCTTTGCCATGCTATAAAGATTCTTATGAAACCGTAGATAGGCTGGTAAAAAATTCACGCAGTTATTTTAAAAAAGCAAAGCTGGTGTTTATTGAACCATTAGTTCAATTTAATGAAACTTTAATGATGTTCCCAGGAGAGCATGACGATTATTCTTACATAGAAAGAAAAGAACAGAATGATCTTTTTTTAGAACGCTTACGTTTTCTAAAGTTAGCCTATAACTTAAATATTATTAGTCAAGAAGATATTTGTGGAATCCTGGGCTTTAAAAAACCCACTCCTGATATGACACAACAAGCAGATTCTTTACAGTTAAAATATTATATAAAATTATATGGATTTTTAATAAACTATGCTATGAATATTAATAACAGTTGACTGCAATTATACGATACTGCTACAATATCTAACATGGCCTCAAGTAGAATCGTTATATGTGATAAATGTGAGCGGGAGCTAGAAGTAAGATCTGCTTTTGCATATATCACACTTGCTAATCATAAAAAATCTTGTAAGTCTTGACTACATGAAAAGATAATGTTATACTTCTAACCTTGGAAAGTTTTCGGAGATAATATCAAGGGGTTAAACTCCAAGTGCGATGATGACGGAAGTGTCAAATAAAAGCAACTGCTATAACCGATGAATTGCTATCTTATAAATGGACAATTTCGGGGTTCCTTAAAGAATTCATTTAGGGGTATAGGGGTTGTATGCTTAAAATCTGGAAGTATCCAGTAAAAACAAATAAATAATATATATAATAGAAAAATAAAATTTTATTAACATTTAGTAATATCTAAAATACTAGTCAACTAGAATATATATGGTATATAATTAGAATGTCAAAGGAAACCAAATGAAACTTACCCCAATAGATTTAGGCAACGGAATACTCTTATTTAAGAATGTTCTAAAAGACCCTAAAAAGACTTATGAATTTATTCTTGATTCTAAAACCAACGATGATCCATACTTTGGAAAAGACATATGGCATGACTGGCAACCTTGGGGCAATTATGCAAAAGCTTATCCAAATCTTAGCGATGACTATAAAACAAGTGATGCATATGGGGCGGAACTTCAAAAAGAGTGCCTAGATGTATTTTTTAACGTACTAGAGGTATATAAAGATCACTTTAAGGGTGATTCATTCTTTGAGAGAAACGGCTTCCCAGAAGATTATCCAACTTCACTAGAAGAATTAAAAGATAGGCATGCAAATGGGGATCATACATTTGAGATGGCAGACTTAGTTCTATTTGAAACAAATAAGAATACTCATAAAGATTGGCAGATGCATATTCATCAGGATACTACACCATATTTTGGTTTACTTGTAAATCATATGTTTAATTTTAATATTTATCTTAATGATGACTACGAAGGTGGAGAAATTCTTTTCTTTAAGCATCAGGATACAGATAGAGTCTCATATGTTGATTCTAAAACTGGCAAAACAGAAGAAGCTTGGATGGTTGAAGATTACTTTGAATATAAAATGGAAGCTGGAGACGGAATGATATTCCCAGTTGATTTATATCATGGAGTGAAACCAATAGGAAAAAATAATTCTAAGTACTATGTCAGACAATTCATATCTAATACAAGGAAAGAAGAAATTGAAGAGTTTAGATCTAAATTTTTGGCGGGTGGAAAGACAGAAGAGGAATTTGAGCATTTGCTCGAAGATTCCAGAAAGCAAGCATTTGCTACAAGAAAGAATCCAGTGCTATTTAACTCTATAGAAGATATAGATATAGACCTATCTTTGAATCAGGTTGCTTGTGTTATTAGCTCACATAGATATATCAAAGGTTTAATCTAGCTATCTTAAATAAGTAATAAATATGCTTCTCTCTGCCGCCGCACTGCAATTTTCGCACTATACTATTATTTAGTACTTTCTTCTTCCATTTTACGCTTATTTATAATCTTATGAGTATTATCACAATAAGGTAAATCAGCAGAGTTCCCGCAAATACATTTCTTTTTACAGAATGTTGTTTCTGGATAAACCGTTTTAACCCAATTCATAATCTCTTCTTCATCCTTCATGTAAGGATGTTTATTAGGATCAAATAGCTCGAATGTTCCAGGAGCATGCTCTTTCTCCATACAGAAGTTAGAGTAAGCGTACCTTTTCCCTCCAGTAACTTCTCTAACTCCATGTTCCCATGGATGCAACGCTCCATGTATAACAAAGTCTCTAGGTTTTACATTCACTACTAGGCAATCATCTGGGTCTTCTGGCTTGTTCTTAACTGTGCCATCTTTTTCTATGTTTGGGTAGTATATTTCTCCGCCAGCGTAATCTCCAAAATATGTAACAATTCCGTGACTTAACCTGCAGCACGTAGACCATCTATCTAGTTGAGTTAGATGGTGTTCCATATTCATTCCTGGGCTATCGGCATGAATAAACATGCCTTTGTCGCCAGGCCTCATTACTTGTACAAAAAGTTGTGGATGTATGTAATGTTCTGGATAAAGAACTTCTGAAATTCTGTCCCATATTGATTTTAGCTCTAACATTAGTGGGCCAGTTTTATTTTTATACCAATCGACGGCATGACCATCATACTTAAATGCTTCTTGAGCGTCTTCAAATTGATTTTCAAATTTTTTCATTCTGCTTGTTATAAGATTGTTTTCTTCTTCAGATACAAAATTACGCCAAATCCAAATTTCTTCTGCAATTTGCTCAATATTAGGGTTATTTTTAAACATAGCTTAATTATAGCATGTTGACCTTTTCAGTAGATTAAAATATAATAGATATATGAAAATATTAACCTGGATAGGCCTATTAGCAATAATAGTTTGTATATGCGGAATAATTTTGCAATTCAAACTAGGGCCTATAGCTTAATATGGTAAAAGCATCTGTCTTATATACAGACGACTCTCGGTTCAAATCCGAGTAGGCCTACATGATATACTTATAGCATGACATTTGAGAGATTTGATTTCCCAGCGGATAAAGCATGTACTTATTGCGATAAATACGGATATACAAGCAAAGTCTTAGTTAATGGTACACTTGTAAGATTATGTGAAACACACATATCTCGTAACGAAGTAGGATAATGATGAAAAAGAAAATGGGATTTACAATAGCATTTTTAGCGACCCTTTCTTTAATAGCTGGGTTTATTACATTAAAAAAGGTGGGATTTGAAGACGCATTTTCATTTGATTCTTTAGAAGAAGATCCAAATGAAACACTCTAATCTATATAAGGCATTTGTTTTATCTTCTATAGCTATATTAGTTCTATATTACACCCTGGCCTTTATGCTATGACATATACACCTTTAAATAAACAAATAGTCCAGGAGTTATCTCTATATATATCTGATTCTAGGTATAGAGAAGAGAACTATTATGTTGACGATAATCTGCTTGCCTCCGCCGCTCTGGAATGGGTCGTAGAGACCCTTAAGAGGCGATTAGAGGAGAGTTGCTTAAATGTTGAGGGGGAGTTCTGCAGATTATGGTATATGGACTCTCACGAGGCCTGTATGACGATTATGAAAATATTATACAGTTTAACAAATGATGATCTATATAGTCCAGTTTTACAGATTCCTGAATATGATCAAGATGAGGTTTGGTAAGCGCATTTATTCAGCGCAAGATTATTTTTTCTTTTTTTTGCCTTTAAAAATACGATTAAAAAATTTTTCTATTTTTCTTTCTATATTCCCGCCGACAGATTCATCTGCATAATGATCGGTTTGAAAATAGGGACTATGCATAACTTTCTTAAAATGATCTCTTGTCATAGTTTAATTATATCATCTATATTTATTTAATAAGAAAACACAAAACCCAACCAGAGGCGGATCCGATTGGGTTGTGCTGCACCTTCGTGCAAATATTGGGAGCACAAGTGCTACAACCAATACTATCTAATTGTAATATTAGACTTTTTCAAAGTCAAGAGGGATCTTTAAACAATCCTTTTTCAATGATAAAGTCATGCAGGTTAGATAACATATAAATTAAGCTATTGTGATTCTGCATCACCTGCTGTTCAATAGTCATCAGATCTATACCGTTTTGAACTCCCATTGCACGAGTGTCATTGTTTATTTTTTCTAGCATTGCCATTACTACTTTTTCTTTATCCATTTTGTTCATCCTTAACTGGGTTGTAGGAAGGGGCTGGTCCTAAAAGGTACCCTTCTTCATGGTAATTTACCATTTTGCTAATTTCTTCATCTCCACACACTTTGCTAGCCAATAGACAAAGAACATCGTATATCCTGCTTAGCATAATATAATTTACCATAGGCAAATTATCTTCTAGGTTACTGTTTTCTATATTATTGTCCATCTGGTCTACCTAAATCTTCCCAAAATATTTCTCTGCCCATATTATCAGTTACAGTCATTGGTGTAGATTCACACTGACATTCGTCATCGCTACATTTTTTCATTATGACTTACCGCCTTTACAATATCTTCGTAGAGCTTAACCCCTATATTTTTTTTATAATTACACGAGAGGCAATATAAAAATATATTGTCTTCAGAATTAAGATTAGAAAGAAGAGAGCCTTGATCAATAGGGCAAACCATTTTTGATACAAGGCCCTCTTCTGAAAGAGCTATATATTTTGATACATACTGTATCTTCATTATTCCTCTTACTACTTATTCAGTGGAAACTTGTGAAACCACTCTTGTGCCTTTGGGGTTAACCCCTTCCAGGCAGACCAGTCGGTACCGCCCTTGGTCATGTAATACGTTATCTCTGCGTTAATTACTGGATCAAATAAAAGTACGTTTGATCTCAGGTCAAATTTTTCTTTACGATCAATACCGAGGTTGCCCAACATATTAATCTGAAAAATTCCATAGGAACTGTCTCCAGTCTTCCTGTTACCATTATACGCCATTGGTCGTCCATTGGACTCTCTTTTGGCTATGGCCCAAGCCGTTTGAAGGGCTTTACCCTCAAATCCGACTGCCCAAAGCAGGCTTTTTAATTCCTTGCCAGGCATCATTTCTGAAGATTTGTAAACAGTATTGCTGTACTTCACTAAGGTTTCTTTCTTAAGTTGTACTTCTGTCTTTGGTTTTACTACTACAGCTTGAGAGGCTGGCATTACTGGAACAACGGTGTTGTTTCCGAATAGAAATAATGTTATCATTACTATTACGGTCCAGTGATGTGCAACATCACTAAGCTTTTGTTTTATATTCTCCATTGGCATTTCCTCCTTTAGAGATAACGAACTATAAGAATAGCATTGTCAGTAAGTCACTGTCAAGTTAGTCAACCAGAAAGATTATATGCAAATATCATTTTTTACGCCTACAACAAACTTAAAAAGTTCTAATGGCTACGGTTATGCTGGATTAAATATAGTTAATTCATTAAAAGAGCTGGGTCACGATGTTCCATATTCATATCCAAAGGCTCCAGTACAATTAAATTTTGCTCAGCCAGAACATTTTAAAATGCACAGAGGACAATATCAAATAGGATATACCCCATGGGAGTCTACAAAAATTCCAGATAGATGGAAAAATATGTTAGATCACTGCGATGAAATTTGGACAACATCAGATTGGTGTGCTAATGTTTTTGAAGATAACGGATATAAAAATATTAAAGTCTATCCACATGGGATAGAAAATATATGGAAGCCAAAAAGAAGAAAACACTCAGACAAAATTAAATTCCTTCACATTGGAGAGCCAGCACCAAGAAAAGCTGGACAAATGGTGGTAGATGTTTTTGCGGAGCTTTACGGAAATGATCCAAGATATTCTCTTACAATAAAAGCCTATAATTCAAGCACGATAAGAGTTTACAATAACTACATAGATAAAGATATTATTGGTCTGCCTCATAATATATTTAATAATATTCATCTTATAACAAAAGAACTTACAGATCTAGAACTGGTACAACTTTATCATGATCATGATGTTTTAGTTTATCCAAGTTATGGAGAAGGGTTTGGCTTTATTCCATTACAGGCTTTAGCTACTGGAATGCCAACTATATGTACTGGGAACTGGGCACATTATAAAAAATATTTAGGACCGTTAAAATTAAAGTCAGACTTAGTAGATTCCCCTTGGCCGTTCCCACACGAAGGAAAACTTTTTGAACCAAACCGTAAACATTTAGTTGAGCTTATGAAAGATGTTGTTTTTAATTTTAGTGCATATTCAGGTTATTATTATGCTCAGTCAACTAAAATACATGAAGAATATAACTGGTTAGAGTTGACCAAGAATTCTTTTGACCATATTTTTAAAAAATTTAATTAGCGCTAGACGTTAAAAAAAAAGTTTGATACACTTAGGATTCACTAAAAATTATTAATCCGTAAGGCGGAAGAAGAGGCTACACTTAAAATGTTAAAAACTATTGAAAACCCATACGAAAATTTTATTGCATTATCTAGATATGCAAGATGGATTCCAGAAGAAAATCGCCGTGAAACATGGGGTGAAACAGTAGATAGATATTTTGATTTTATGCTGAGTCACCTTAAAGAAAATTATAATTACATTCCAGATGAAAAGCTTGTTGCGGAATTAAAAAATGGTGTATTCGAACGAAATGTCATGCCATCAATGCGCTCCGTTATGACTTCAGGAGCAGCATTGGAAAGAGATAATGTTGCAGGATACAATTGTGCTTTTCTTCCAGTTGATTCGCCACGCTCATTTGATGAAACAATGTATATTCTTATGTGCGGTACAGGTGTAGGTTTCTCTGTTGAGTATAAGTATATTAATAAGCTTCCTGCCGTTCCAGAATCCTTAGATAAGTCAACTACAGTAATTACAGTAGAAGATTCAAAACAGGGTTGGGCAAAAGCATACCGTGAATTGATAGCACTTCTTTGGTCTGGACAGATTCCAGCAATAGATGTATCTAAAGTAAGACCAGCAGGTGCAAGACTTAAGACAATGGGCGGAAGATCATCAGGGCCACAACCACTTATCAACCTATTTGATTTTACAATCGCAAAGTTTAAGAATGCTACTGGAAGAAATTTAAAACCAATTGAATGTCACGACATTATGTGCAAGATTGGTGAAGTAGTTGTTGTAGGTGGAGTTCGTCGCTCAGCGATGATTTCTCTTTCCAATATTAACGACATTGAGATGGCACAAGCTAAGTCAGGTAATTGGTGGGAGGCTAGCCCACAGCGTGCCTTGTCTAATAACTCTGTTGCGTACTCACGCAAGCCAGAGATGGAGCAATTTATTGCAGAATGGAAATCTTTATATGATTCAAAATCAGGAGAACGAGGTATATACAATGTGGCTGCAGCCCAAGCCCAAGCAGCCAAGTATGGAAGAAGAGATTCAGATATACACTACGGAACTAACCCATGCTCAGAAATTATTTTACGTCCTTATCAGTTTTGTAACCTTTCAGAAGTCGTATTACGTGAAAAGGATACAAAGAAAGATATTGAGCGCAAGGTAGAACTTGCAACAATCCTTGGCACATGGCAGTCTACCCTTACAGACTTTAAATACCTGCGTAAGATTTGGAAAGATAATACAGAAGAGGAGCGCCTACTAGGAGTTTCTTTAACTGGACAATTCGGACATAAATTCATGTCTGGTAAAGAAGACCTTGTTTCTTTAGAAGCATTTTTAATGACTCTTAGAGAATCAGCAAGGGCAAAAAATAAAGATGAGGCTGGGAAAATTGGGATTCCAGAGTCTGCTGCTATTACATGTGTAAAGCCATCAGGAACAGTATCTCAATTGGTCGGGGTCTCTTCAGGAATGCATGCTTGGCATTCTCCATATTATATTCGTACCGTACGTGGTTCAAAAGGCGATCCAATTTCTGTTTTCCTTAAAGAAGTTGGTATTCCAGTAGAAGATGATGTTATGAAGCCAAACGATACATACGTTTTTTCATTCCCAGTAAAAGCACCAGAAGGTGCAATTGTAAGAAATGACTTAACCGCTATCGAACACTTAAATATTTGGTTAGTTTATCAGCGTGCATGGTGTGAGCACAAACCATCAATCACAGTTTCTGTAAAAGAAGATGAATGGATGGAAGTAGGAGCTTGGGTATATAAACACTTTGATGAGGTATCTGGAATTTCATTCCTACCTCACTCAGATCATTCATATAAGCAAGCTCCATACCAAGAAGTAACAAAAGAAGAATACCAGGCCCTTGTTTCCAAGATGCCAAAAAATATTCGCTGGGAAGATCTATCTTTTTATGAGACAGAAGACGGAACTTCAACAAACGCTACTCTTGCATGCAGCTCAGACGGAAACTGTGAAGTAGTAGATATATCAGCTTAGTGATACAATAGCATTTGGGGCAAAACCCCAAATTCTCAGGGCAACCGCTCTGATTGGAGATGGTAAATATGGCTAGATTTAATAAAGCCGATTTAAACAAAGATGGGAAAGTTTCAATGCAAGAACAAATTCTAAGTGCATTAGGTACATATGGAAGAGCATTTTTAGCAGCAGCTATGGCTCTATATATGACTGGAAACACAAATCCAAAGGATTTGGTCGCAGCAGGCGTAGCCGCAGTTGCCCCAGTTATCCTTAAGGCTCTAAATCCAAACGATAAAAGCTTCGGATTTCAGAACAAGTAACCAGTAGATTAGAAATACTCCTGTGCTAGAATTGGTGCAGGAGTATTCCTATTTAGGAGACTATGGCAAATGGCAGTACAAAAAAATTTCGAAGTAGATCAAAATGCTACGTTTACTTTTCAGGTTCAATATACTGAAGAGGATGCAGTAACACCAATTTCTTTAGTTGGCGCATCAGCAAAAATGCAGATCCGAGACACACCAGGCGGACCTAAGTTAGCAGTTTCATTAACATCACCATCTGGCGGTATTACCATCAATGGTGCAACTGGAACTCTAACAATTAAGCTAACACCAACTCAAACAAATAAACTGTTCTACCCAAAATCTGCCTATGATATTATGGTCATCGATTCTGCTGGGAATAAAATTAAACTCCTCGAAGGGTTTATGGCTCTCAAAAGATCGGTGACTATTTAATGAATGAAAAAATAATAGTTACAGAAACTGTAAATAATCTTATAGTTTCTTCTCCTGGACCACAAGGTGTTCGTGGAAATACTATCTTAAACGGTAGCGGTGCACCTTCATCGAATCTTGGAATAACAAATGATTTTTACATAGATAATGTTGAAAAAAGATTTTATGGTCCAAAACTTTCAGATACAACATGGTCTGGTGCCTCATCCTTCTTGCTTGTTGCAACAACAGTTCCAGATCATAGACATACTTATGATGGAGATGTTGTTCGATAGGCTTATTTTAAAAAAAATGTGGTAAAATTATGTTGTACAAATGCTTTAAAATTTAGAGGTAACAATGGCAACCAATTATCCTAGTTCTTTGGATACTATAACAAATCCAAGCGGAACAGATAGTCTTTCTTCTCCGTCACACTCCCAACAGCATGCAAATGCTAATGATGCAATTGAAGCACTCGAAGCAAAAGTCGGTGTTAATAATTCAACAGTAAGCACATCTCTTGACTATAGAGTAGCTTCTCTTGAAGCTGGAGGCCAACTAGCAACAGAGCTAGGGCTTGCTGGAAACAACGACTTAACAATAAGCGGAATAGAAAATAAAACAGCAATTGATACTTTTTCTAAGTCCTTATATTCAACAGTAAGATATACACTTCAGATTAAAAAGAGTAACCTTTTTGTATCTGATCAGATAGATATAGTTAATGACGGAACAGATCTACATGTAAATAGATACGAAATATCATCAAATACAAATACTTCTCTTTATACTATGCAATTAGAAGAAAATTCAGGTATAATTAGTTTGTCAGTAACACCAACAAGTGGATCTATAACCGCTAGATATTATAGAACCGCCTTAAAAAGTTAAGGCAAAAGGGATAAAAAAATGGCAACAGTAGATAAGAATTTTAGAATTAAGAATGGGTTAGTTGTTGAAGGATCAACGGCTACAGTAAATGGATCTAATATCCTTACTGAGAACTCAACAGAGTTTATTCAAGATACCGCAGCAGCATTAATTACAGGCGGATCACATACAAATATATCAGTTAGCTACAATGACTCAACTGGAGTATTAAATTTAACTGGTGCAGTAACATACACCGATGAACAAGCACAGGACGCAATTGGTAACAATTTAGGCACTGGTCTTTCATATAACGATACAACTGGTGCGATATCTGTTGACACAACAGCTATACAGGCAAAGGTTGCAAATGTTTCAGATACCGAAATTGGATACTTAGATGGTGTTACATCAGCAATTCAGACTCAATTAAACAATAAGGCTGCTTCTGCAGATCTTACAACTCACACAGGTGCAACAGAAGCACATGGTGCTACTGGAGCAGTTGTTGGAACAACAAATACACAGACTCTTACAAATAAGACTCTTACAAGCCCTGTAGTTTCAGGACTTACAGTTTCAGATGCCTCAATTGTTATTGAAGGCACAACCGCAGATGCTTTCGAAACTACTTTAACAGTAGGAGATCCAACTGCTGATCGAACAATCACTTTCCCAGATGCTACAGGTACTGTTGCTCTTACAAATAACAAGTTAAGCGCATTCTCTGCAACTTCATCGTCAGAACTCGCTGGAGTAATTTCAGATGAGACTGGTACTGGAGCACTTGTTTTTGCTAACACACCAACACTTGTAACACCAAACATTGGTGCTGCAACTGGTACTTCTTTGGTTCTTTCAGGGGACCTAACAGTTAATGGTACAACAACTACAATTAACTCAACAGAAATCACAGTTGATGACAAGAACCTTACACTTGGTTCAGTAGCATCTCCAACAGATGCAGGCGCTGACGGTGGTGGTATTACTCTTAAGGGTGCT